AACTGGAACAGTAGTTGGTCAATTTGCTGATAACGTTAGTAGTAATATATATGCTTTTCAACTAAAAGGTACACTAGGAAGCGATACGTTTGAAGCACATGCTGTATACGACTTAGGCTTCGGAGGCGGTGGACGTATTCAGGATGTTATAGCATTATCAGCTGGAACAAACTTACCAGTACCATTTTAAATGATTTTTGGGAGAAAAAGAATGTATTATGAAATAGATATAGAACAATTGAAAGAAACACTGAAGGTAGATGAAGGAGTGGTATATGAAATATACAATGACCACCTTGGTTATCCTACATTCGGTATTGGCCATCTCGTTATTGAAGGAGACCCAGAATTGGGGGCTCCGGTTGGCACTCCTGTCTCAGAGAGCCGTGTTAATGAGTGCTTCGAAAGGGATGTAGTTTCGGTAATTGAGGATTGTAAAAAATTACATGATGGTTGGGATGGTTATCCACAAGAGGTAAAACAAATCATTGCAAACATGATGTTTAACATGGGACTCACGCGCTTGAGTAAATTTAAACGCCATAATGCAGCGCTGCAGAGTGGTGACTGGAAGGAGGCTGCCAAGGAAGGTAGAGATTCAAGATGGTACAAACAAGTTACGAACCGCGCCGAGAGGTTAATGTCGAGATTAGAAACGGTATGAGATATTTCCACAATTCTAATCAACAAAAACATAAAGGTTGGTATTGGTGTGCAGAAAAACAGGGATTCTTTAGATTCTCTGATTGGAACAGACCAAAGTCTGACTTTTATAAATAAATAATAAAACTGATTATGGAGGAATTATGTTTAATTGGTTAAAAAATATATTAGGATTAGGTGAGCCATCTGGCGTAAGAGCTAGAAATGCTAAAGGACACTTTGTAAAAGATGACCCTAACACACCTAATTTTAACGAAGCTTATGTTGATGGTAAAAAACCAAAGCGTAAGCCAAGAAAACCTGCCGCTAAAAAAGCTCCGGCTAAAAAAAGAGGCAGACCTAAAGGCTCAAAAAATAAAAAATAAGAAGGTAAATAAAAATGGCAGTATTAAGATTATTAGGTTCTGAAGGAAACTTAGCTTCAGCATCAAATGTAGGATTTGCTAAATTAGTAAGAGTATTTAATAACCATTCAGCTGTGCAAGTAATTACACAGAAAAATTCTGGTGGTACTACACTGGCAACAGTGACATTAGGAGTAGGTGAAATAGCTTATATAGCTAAATCTTCTACTGATACTCTAACTGGAGCTGCAACATCATTAGCTGTAAGCGTAGGCTTTGCTAATTAAAAATGGCTTACTCACGTAAGGTAGTCGACAGGTTTGAGGATGTATTAAAAAACCCTGCTAAGCATGGGGTTGGAAGATTCGATCCGAAAGACCCAAATGTCGTGACTGGTCTAGCTGGTGCACCCGCATGTGGTGACGTTATGAAGTTAGATTTAAAACTAGACCCAATGACTGAAGAGATATTAGATGTTAAATTTAAAACGTATGGATGTGGTTCAGCAATTGCCTCATCCACTATGTTTGTTGAGATGTTAAAAGGTAAAACTTTAGAAGAAGCTAAGAAAATAAAAGATAAAGAAATAGCAGCTGCTTTAGAATTACCACCTATAAAATTACATTGTTCTGTATTAGCTGAAGAAACAATCCAAACTGCTATTAAAGATTGGGAAAAGAAAACAGCGCATAGGAGACATAATCAATATGGAACTAACGAATGAAGCTATTCAGCAACTCATTAAAAAAACTGAAGGAGAACATGATACTGTACGTATTGGTGTCACTGGTGGTGGGTGCGCTGGTTACGAATATATATTTAATTATGAATCCTCAGTTAATACCGACGACCATGTGTATGACTACGGTACATTCAATATCGTCATCGACAACCTATCCTTGCCTTATCTATCAAATGCCACATTAGATTATATTCACGAAGGCATAAACGAATACTTTAAAATCATCAATCCAGCCGAAGTTTCTTCTTGCGGTTGTGGTGTTTCTGTTCAATTTTAAGCCCGCCTGGCTTTAAAACTATTATAAATAACTATGTATTATGGAAGATATATTAGTATTAATAGGTGAAGTTGGACTGCCAATCGGCGGTGCTCTGGTAGCTGGATACTTTATATTTCTCGTAATGAAACAAATACTCGAAGGATTAGTTGACAGTATCTCAACATTAACTATTTTTGTAAAGGGTCTTGAGAATAGAGCAAGAGCTATGAACAATCAGTTAATTAAAATAGATATGTTAGTATCATCAGCTTTAGATTTAAAACCAGATATCGAACGAGTTGCCAGAGCAGAAAATTATGTTGAAGATGGCAAGATTGACTCAAGGAGAGATTAATGGAAGTCGAACAAGCGGATTATACGATAATTCAAATACTAGCTGAATTCGGCTTTGCAATCACAGCCGTAATAGGTTTAGGCTATTTTATATATTGGATATGGAATTTTATATCAGATAATATAGACCCAAAGATAGAAGAGATGCATCATCAATTAATCAGAGTAATTGACCAAGTAAGAATGCTTGATAATGACTTGATACGTTTACAAGAAAAGGTAGATGTAGTTTTAACATTAAAAGAGAATGAACGTTTAAAGAGGGAACAAAAAAATGTTGACAAAAACTGAAGAAAGAATTTATGATGTTTTGAATGAATACAAATATGAACCTGTCAAACGTGATACTATATGGAGAAAGTTATTTGGTGGTTTGGTTGCTATTCTTTTAATTGGTTTAGGTATATACTTTTTTATAGGCCAACCAATACAAGCACAAGAAATAGTACATAAATTTAAGAATCCGTCATTTAGTGGCCAAGGAACTGGAGCACATTATTTGACGATCGAAAACCAAGAATTCTCAAGGAAGAAAGCTATTGAAGAAGCTCTTGAAGCAGCAAGAAAAGCAGCTGAAAGGGCAGAGGATAATACCACATTAGCTAAATTTATACGTAACTTAGAATCGAGAATATATGCTCAAATGGCTAAGCAATTAGTCGAAAGTATGTTCTCAAACGATAACCCTGTACGATTTGGGTCTTTTGTGTTAGAAGGGTCAACCATCACATATGAAGTGATTACCAACAATGATGGTACTGAATTTATTAGAATGACTATTGTAGATGCTGATGGAACATCCACTGTAATAGAAATACCAATCGGTACTGGATATTTTGGAGGTGACTCAGATGGTGACGGCTCGGGCGACGGCTAGTTTATTAGCATTAATCATTTTATCAAGTTGTGCTCTAACTCCAAGATTTACAGAGTATCCACAAGACTGTAATAGAGGTTATTGGGAAGGAGAGTTTAAGAAGGATGTATGGAGCCATGCAAAAGCTATGGGTCGTACATTTGAAAAAGCTTTACCATTCTTATGCGTAGAACATCCTGAAGTTATACAACTTCCATCAGTTATAGAACTATTAAAATTACCACCAGCTGAACAAAGACCTGTTGTAGCTGTATATGCTTTTGGAGATAAAACAGGACAAAGAAAACCTAAAGATAATATAGCAGATTTCTCAACTGCTGTGACTCAAGGTGGTGTTGAATTAACAATTGATGCGCTTAAAACTGCAGGTAATGGTAAATGGTTTAGAGTTGTAGAGAGAAATGGTTTAGACCATTTAGTAAGAGAAAGACAAATTATACGTTCGGCAAGACAGGACTTTGCTAAACGTGAAGGTAAAGACAAGTTTCAAGAATTAGAATCACTACTCTTCGCAGGTATGATAATCGAAGGTGGTGTAATAGGTTATGACACTAATATTAAATCCGGCGGAAGAGGCGCTAGGTATTTAGGTATTGGTGCAACAAAACAATATCGTCAAGATGTTGTGACAGTTTCTATGAGAGCTGTATCAGTTCTCACTGGAGAAGTTTTACTTAATGTACAGACTCGTAAAACTGTACTAAGTTATGGTAAAAGTGGAGATGTATTTAGATTCATCGAACAAGGTACCGAACTAGTAGAGTACGAGGATGGAATTGGAAATAATGAGTCAGTGACATATGCAACAAGGTCTGCTATTGAAGCAGCCGTGTTGGAAATAATATACCAAGGCCACAGACGTGGTTATTGGAAAATAGAGGGGTATAACGAAAATGAAGAAACTAATTAGTTTTATTTTATTATTGTCGACAACAACCATTTTCGCTGATACTGATGATAACGAAATTATAATCACACAAACTGGTGATACACTTAAGTTATATATTGACCAAGAAGGTTTTGGAAATAAGATTGGAGGTAACGACTTCTCATCTTCTGGAACTGCAATGTTAATAACTGGTGCAACATTAGATTTTGATTTAGATTTTACTGGTAATTCAAATATTTTATTTGGCCCAGTCACCGCTGATAACTCAGTTTATAAATTAGATTTTACAGGTGATTCAAATATTATAGATTGGAATATTGGTGGTTCAGGTAGTTCAGACGATTCTGACATAAACTTTGGAGTGACAGGTTCAAGTAATACATTTGACTTAGACCAAGGTTATCAGTTTAGTGCAGAACGTTTAAACGCTGATTTAGTACTCATTGGTAGTTCTAATGTATTTGACGTTGATTGGGAAAGTGATGATGTAATTTGGAACTGGGATATAACCGGTGCTTCAAATAACATTAACACTTTACAAAAAGACGGTGCTAATGAAATGACAGTAGAATTAAATGGTGATAGTGCTGATATAGATATCAACCAGCTATCCGGTACATGCGCAAGTAATGGAGGCGGTTGTGCTACACCAAATGCGATTATAACATTGGATATTACAAGTGATAATTCGACAATTCAAATTAATCAGAAAGATTCAGCTAACGATAGTTAGTTTATTTTTATCAATAGGGTTGGTTTATGCTGACCCTATTGGTGATATAGTAGAATCGACTGGTGTTGGTAAAATTGTACGACAAAACGAAGACATAAACGTTAGTGGTATAATGCCAATAGTTTTATATGATAGGGCTGAGACTGCGATGGGTAGTATGCTTATTGAGTTTATCGATAATGCAGAGTTAGCCTTAAAAGAGCATACTGAAGTTTATATCGATGAGATATATTACGACCCAGACCCAAACCTTTCAAAGATGAGTATGAGAATGGTAATGGGAACTGCAAGGTTTGCATCAGGTTCCAAGGGTTTAATTAATAAAGCAAACATAGATATACAAACACCAACAGCAACAATTGGTATAAGAGGCACAGACTTTACCACAACAATAGATGAATTGGGAAGAAGCCTTATAGTACTATTACCTGATATAAATGGTGACCCGTCGGGTGAAATCAGTGTATCAAATTTAGCAGGTACGGTTATATTAAATCAACCTTATCAAGCTACTATGGTAAGCACTATGGATTCAAACCCTACAAATCCTGTGACTATTACTGGTTTAACACCTAGTATGATTGATAATATGTTTATTGTTAATCCACCTACTGAGGTAAAACAAGCTATTGAGGACCAGGCAAGAGACGAACAAGACCAAGATTCAGGTATGTTAGACGTGGATTTTCTCGAGTTCAATGAATTAGAACAAGATGCTTTAAAAGACAGTGAAGAAGATTTAGAATTTAGTGAGTTAGATATTGACTTATTAGATGTAGATTTTTTAAGAGATTTACTAGATGTAGTAGAAGCTTTAGAGAAAACAAGGGTTGTTCTCGCGGACGCGCAAGCGGGTGCAGGTGGAAGTTTAGCTGGATTTAGATTAAAAGGTGCTACAATAGGATTTAATAAGGATTCACAATTTAACATATTTGAACAAGATGGAAATTTAGTTTTTTATCGTAATGTAAATGGAATTATAAATATAATTATAGGAGCCGGAGGAAGTGGCTTTCTAGATATAGCTACAAACGACTATGAAGGTATTTTACAATTCAATGATGGAGATGGAATTGAAATATATATTAGGCAAACTAATTAAAGAAATGAATAGAGATAATTTAGAAATGTTTGCTCTTGTGAGCATATTCATTATTTCATTACTGGGTTTAACTCCAGCTGTTAGTGCTGGTCCAAGTGATGATAACCACATACACGTAGACCAAGTAAACATGGGTGATAACTTTGATTTAACTATTGACCAATTCGGTTTTGGTAATATGATTAGATTCTCAGCTGACCATGATAATAATACAATAAATTTATTACAAGTTGGAAATAATATGTACATAGGTTATACAGATGCATGGGGCTCTGGTTATAATTGGGGTGGCGATTTAGATGGTCTAAGAAATGAAGTTGATATTAGACAAAAATGCTCATTCCAAACATGTAATGATTCTGATTTTCAATTTCATATATGGGGTGATGATAACGAAGTTGTCTTTGGCCAAGGATATGAAAATAATAATAGCTTAACTCCAAATTGGAACTATGATGGTACTGAGCCTGGTGGAAACTTTGTAAGATTAGATATACATGGTGATGATAACAAATTTAAAGGAAGCCAAAAACAAGATTCAAGTTCTATTAATCATTCAATCATAGCAAATATATATGCAGATAATAATGATGTATATGTAAAACAAATGCAAAATGGAAATAAATCACTTACACTAAACATATACAATGATTGGAATGAAGTGGATATAATTCAAAAAAAGAATGGTGCTCATACAGCTACAATCACATTAACAGGAACAAATCCAACAGATTTATTTTTAACTCAAACTGGAAACACAACACAAACATATAGTTTATATCAGAATTGTGTGACAGTAGGTGGATGTTCAGTTAGTATTAGTCAAGGAAATTAAATGTCTGATTGGTTATTCAACAAACTAGCACCTTATGCTATTCGATTTAGAGAATGGTCTAAAGGTAAAACTTGGATTCAAATACCTTTGGGTATTCTTATATTATGGATGCTCGGATTTGCAAACCCTTATTGGTGTGTCTATCCGGTTTGTTGGATACAAGGTAATTAATGAAATATATAACTTCGATATGGACATCTATTGTCCTTTTAATATTATTAGTGGGTGTAAGAATAAATGACCCTGCTCTCGTAGAACAAACAAGGTTAAATGTCTTTGACCAATATATCAAATCAATCCCAGAAAAACAATCAAAAGATATTGTACTATTAAATATAGGCGAAACATCTTTAGAAGAAATTGGTCAATATCCCTGGCCTAGACAAAATTACGCACAAATGATATCAGACCTTCGTAAGGCTGGTGCTGGTATGATAGTATTTACTATTATGTTTCCAGAGAATGATAGGTTTGGTGGTGATGAAGTATTTGCTTCATGGATAAAAGATAATGGAATTATATTAGCTCAAGATGCTGATTCAAATGGACGTAGCACAAAGGCACCTTATGTAGGGTATGCAACCTTTGGAAAGGCAGATCCTTTAGATTTTATTTACACCTATAATGGATTAATCACAAATATAGATTCTTTAGAATCAGGTGCATGGGGTGTAGGATTAATAAATGCATCTCCAGAAGTAGATAATATAACAAGAAGAATACCACTTATATCTCAAATCAATGGTGACTTATATCCTTCACTAGCTTTAGAAACAGTTAGAGCAATACAAAATAAAAAGAGTTATACAATTAAAACAAACGAGGCTGGTATAGAAGGTATAGTACTAAGACCTTTTGATATTCCTACAGATGCTGATGGAAGTATATGGCTAAAATGGAATAGCAAATTTTTAGAATATGAATATGGAGATAAGACATATCATGGTCATTCTCCTATACCAACATTGAATGGTGAAACAGTTATAATAGGTGTAAATGCAAAGGGTATAGCAAATCAAATACCGACACCTGGTGGTTTATTATATCCACATCAATTACAAGCAAATGCTTTACAAACAATCATATCAGATAATCCAATCTCACGACCAGTTTGGACGACGTCTGTAGAATTAATTATAATGACTATCGGTGGATTATTAATTATA